GTTCGGGGAGACGGCAAAGGAGGTAATCGACGCGCACAAGACCGGGAAAATCGAGACCATACAGGCGGTCGTCAATACCTGGGGCGGCGAGTTATTCCGCGAGGAGGGCGAGGCGCCGGCCTGGGAAGAAGTGCTCGAACGGCGCACCGAGCTGGCACCTCGGACCATCCCGACCGGGTGCCAATTGATTACCCTTGGCGCCGACGTGCAAAAGTACGGGATTTTTTACGTGATTCGCGCCTGGGGCTATAACTCCGAATCGTGGTTGCTCGAGCACGATTACCTCGCCGGCGAGACCGAGCATGATGCCGTCTGGCACGCGCTCAGAAATACCATCCAGAAACCGCTCGGCGACCGGCCGATCGACCGCGCGTTCATCGATTCCGGTTATCGACCCGGCGACGCACACGTCCGGCCCGACCATGCCGTGTATACCTTTTGCCGGTCACTCCCCGGGCTGGCGTTTCCGACTAAAGGGCGCGACGTGCTCGACAAGCCGTACTATTTTCGGGCGCTCGACTACAGCACCGGCGGGGTGACCGTCAAGGGCGGCGTCAAGCTGTGCCATATCAACACCGACTTTTTCAAGCGCTGGATACACGGGCGCATCAACTGGCCGGTTGACCAGTCGGGCGGCTGGCATCTGCACAACCAGACGACCGAGGACTATGCGCGCCAGGTCGTCGCCGAGGAGCTGGTCACCCGGGCGAGTTCCGGGCGCATGGTATGGGTCGTGCGCGATCGCAATAACCATTATCTTGACTGCGAAGTCAACGCGGTCGCCGCGGCCTATTCGCTAAATATGCACAAATTACAGGAGCTTGGCGAGGAGGAGGCCGCCGAAAGTTCAACGCCTGTTGAAGTTCCGCGCGAATCCGGCGGGTACGTGCGTCGCGATATTTTATAAATTGCGTTATATATCCGCGTGATGGTCACGCTCGCGGAAAAACAGACGGAGCTCACGGCGGCGAAAAATGCGCTCGCCGCCGCCGAGAAGGTCGCCTCGTACAGCCAGGGCGACCGCCAACAGACGCGCCAGCAGATAACCGACCTCGAGCGCCGGGTCGCGCGCCTCTCCCGCGAGGTCGACGAGCTCACCGCCGCGGCCGCCGGCGCCGATAACCCGCTTCTGATCACGCCGTCATGGACCTGATCGGTCTCGCCGCCAAACTGTTTCCGGCGCGCACAGCGCGGTATCTGGTCAACCGGCGCATCTATTCCGAGGCCAAGCGCCTGTATGAGGCCGCGACCCCGAGCCAGTATCGCCCGGCGATCACCAATACCGGCTCGGCCGATCAATCCATGAACGTCGCCGGCACGCGCCTGCGCCAGCTCGCGCGCCACCTCGAGGAAAATCATGACCTGGTCGTTGCTGTATTCGATGACCTGGTCAACAACATTGTCGGCGACGGGGCGCGGGTCGCGCCAATGGTGCGACTTAACTCGGGCGAGCTTGCGCGCGAGACCAACAAGCGCATCGGCGAGCTATGGGATACCTGGGGGCAAGCGCCCGAGACCACCGGCGAGCTCGGTATCGAGACGGCCGAGCGCCTCGTCTGCCGCTCCTACCTGCGCGACGGGGAGATGTTCGCACAGATGATCGTTAACCCGCGGTTTAATTATCAAACCGAGGTCCCGTTCGTCCTCGAGCTCCTCGAGGCTGATTACGTGCCATTCGACCTCATGGACGATAACCGCAATCTGTTGCACGGCATCGAGGTGAATCAGTTCGGCGCGCCGTCGTATTATCACATATTGAAGCAGGCGCCAGGCGATCCGCTGACGACATTTAACCTAAATGCCGAGACCAAGCGCGTCGCGGCCCGGCGCATCCTGCACCCCAAATTTTCGCGGCGCCTGCGGCAACGGCGCGGCGTGCCGATCATCCATGCTGTGATTAACCGGCTGCGCGACGTCAACGATTATGAACAGAGCGAGCGCATCGCCGCCAAGGTGGCGAGCGATCTCACATTCTTTATACGCCGCAATGCCGAATATAACGGCCCGGTCGATGTGAATACCGCCAAGAATCGCACCCTCGAGATGCGCGCCGGCGCCGGTTTTCAATTGCTACCAGGGGAGGACGTCGGCACCATCAAGTCGGACCGGCCGAATCGCGAGCTCGTCAATTTCAGAAACGCCATGTTAAAAGCAGTCGCCGGCGGCACCGGCTCGCGCTATTCCGCAATCGCGCGCGACTACTCCGGGACCTACTCGAGTCAGCGCCAGGAGCTCGTCGAGGGTGCCGTCGCTTATCGCACCCATTTCGCCTATCTGGCGCGGCGCTTCTACCGGCCGACATACGAGACTTTCATCGACCAGGCGTTTTTTTCCGGGCGCCTGCGGCTCGAGCGCGGCGTCGATCTCGACACCCTGCGGCGCATGGAAGTGCGGGCACCGGCGCTGCCGTGGATCGACCCGGCCAAGGAGGCCGACGCCTGGCAAACCCTGGTCGACGCCCGGCTCGAATCACACCAAGAGATCATTCGCTCGCGCGGGCGTGACCCCGAAAAGGTCGCCGAGGAGATCGCGCAGGAACAGGCGCTCGGCGTGTTTGCTTCCAGCATCGAGGCCGCGCCGCGACCGGGCGACGCGCCACCGGGCGAGACTGACGACGACGAGGAGGCGGCGGCGTGATACAACCGCTCAAGCATGCCATGATTAACGGCGACGCGATCGCGCTGGAATTCTGCTCAATCCTGAACCTGTCGGAGTTGTTCGGGGGGCTGGTCAACTGCGCATACGTGCCGGTGTTCACCGACTACGACACCAACGATTATGCCAACAGCAACAGCGCCGATTTTGGCGCCGCCGACGGGAATACGTTTACTTTTTCCTGCCTGTATAAATCCCAGGACACAGGGACAACTCGGCGCATCCTGTGGGCTGAAGGACTTGCCATGCTGATCGGTCACCAAAGCAATGACACCATCCGGGTGTCGCTAGAAAACGGCGCCGGCACCAAGATTTTCCAGTGGGATTCCACCAATAACGCCGCCGGCACCATCACCAACGCCGAGGGCGTGGTGCACCTGTTCGGTTCCGTGACCACCGACGGCGGCGGCACCATCACCATGACCAAAAACGGGGTCGCCATGCCGGGCTCGGTGAGCACCGACAGCGCGGACAATATCGACTTTACCGAGAATTTTTTCATATTCGCACAAGCCGGCGGCTCAAACCCAAACGGCGGCTGTATCTCCGAGCTGTGGATGTCGACCAAAGAATACTTTACCGACCCCACCGCGTTCGCCACCGGCAACGAGGGCAAGGATTTGGGCGCGGACGGTTCGAGCCCGACGGGCACGCAGCCGGAGTGGTATATCCCTGATTTACTCGACGCGACCAACAAGGGCAGCGCCGGCGGCTCTCTTTTCAACGTGGGCGACCCGCAGGCCGGCTGTGCGATCTGATGTATAAGATAACAAAGCCAGTGAATCGCGAAGTCGAATATGCGCGCGACGGCATTAAACTCGCCCTGTCAAAATACGACGACATGCAGGGACAGAAGGGGGGCAAGCATCGCTGTGAATTCGCCTCGATGTTCCGGTCCTGGCGTACGGCTAAATTCGATCACCGCAAGCAAGTCATGATCCCGTCGAGCGGGTGGGATATCGATCCATACCACTGCCTGGTGATGCAATACAAACAACACATATCGATGGATCATTCCCCATGTATCAGCATGAGAGTCATTGGCGAGCATTTCCAGTTCACGCTCAATAACGACGCCGGCAAGATACACATCAGCGACCTGCTACCGATCCGGTTTAATCACTATCACGACGTCCGTTTTTCGGGTATCTGGAACCATACGAAAAATTCCAGCGCGCCGCCGATTACTAAAATCTATCTCGACGGCAACCAGGTCGCGGAATCCCTCGAGCCGAACATGTACGAGAACGAGGACAACATCGGGCCGTCGGACAGTTTCGGGCCGTATATATGGGAGTGGGGCGCGGCTGAACACCGCACCGCCTATTACAGGATTTTTTGAGGGGTAGCTTATGGATACCATTAAGGGCAGCACATTCGACCGGACGTTTCACATCGACGCGATTCGCGTCGAGGGCGAGGGCGAGAAGAAGCGCTACCACGCCTCATTATCGAGCGAGGCGCGCGTCAAGCGGTTCTTCGGTGACGAGGTGCTGATACATGAAAGCGATGCGATCAACCTCGAGCGCGCGAATGGTAACGGGCTTATGATGCTCTACAACCACGACGTCGACCGACCGATCGGGCGCATTAAGAATGTCGCATTGACCGACCGCCAGCGCCTCGAGGGCGAGCTCGAGTTTTCCGAGTCACTGCCCGACGCCGACTGGATCGAGCGCGCGGTCGCCGATCAGACACTCGACGATATTTCGATTCGCTACAGCATCGACGACTACCGGCTCGAGCAGGAAAAAGACGAGGACGAAACCCTATTTATAACCCGATGGACGCCCCTCGAGGGGTCCGTCGTCACGGTCCCGGCCGACTATTCCGGCGCGGGGATTGGCAGAAGTCACCAACAGGAGGGCAGTACCATGACAGACAGCAACGCGCCGGGAGAAACCGGCAACACGGGCGACAACAACGGGCGCGTTAACGTCGTCGAATTCGAGGCGGCCCGCCGCCAGGCGGGCGATGAGGGCGCACAACGCGGCGCCAGGATCGAACGCGAGCGTATCAGCGCGATCGACACCGTGTTCGCGGCGTCACGATTCAAGGGGCCGGAATACGACGCACTGAAAGCCGAGTGTATCCGCGCCGGCTCGAGCGAGGACCAGGCCCGCGCGGCGCTGCTCGAGCTCATGAACCGCGAGCCCGACGGCGACCAGGCCACCACCCGCAGCGTCGCACCCGACACCGAGGGGCGTACCCGCGCGCCGGATATCCACGCCGGCGCCACCGAGGGCGAGAAGTTTCTCGAAGGAGCCGAGCGGGCGCTCGAGTTCAAGACCGGCATTATTGAAGGTCGTGAAGTGGTTCGGGAAATGAAAACGAACGAGTTCGCTTATATGTCCATGCCGGAAATGGCCCGGGATTTCTTGCGCCGCTCCGGTATCGACACCCGCGGCATGACCCGCCAGGAGGTCGTCGGGTATGCGTTCCGTCCCGATATGGCGCCGGGCGCCCGGCGCGATCTGATCGGCCACGGGCCGAGCGACTTCGCCAACCTGTTGAGCTCGACGGCCGGCAAATCGTTGCTGATCGGTTTCATGGAAACCGATGAGACCTGGCAGCGCTGGACGCGCACCGGGACGCTACCGGACTTCAAGCGCCAGGAACGCGTCAACATGTCCAACTTCGGGGACCTTGACCAGATTCCCGCCGGCGGCGAATACAAGGCCGGCACCCTGAGCGACCTGGTCGAATACATTACCGCGGCCAAATACGGCAAGCTGTTCGGGCTCTACCGCGAGGCCATTATCAACGACGACCTCGACGGACTCTCGCGGGCACCGAGGGCAATGGGCAGGGCGGGCTCCCGGAAGGTCGGCGACCTGGTGTATGCCATCCTCACGGGTAACCCGACCATGAACCAGGACTCAACCGCGCTGTTTGACGCCGGCCATTCCAACATCGGCACCGCCGGCGCGCCGAGCGTGACCACGCTCGACGAGGCGCGCAAGCTGATGGCGCTGCAATCGGACCCGAGCTCGAGCTCGGCGGGGCTCAATATTCGCCCGGTACACCTGATCGTTCCGGTCGCGCTCGAGACCACGGGCAACATTCTCGCCAGC